GGCCCCGAAGCCACCTACCTCATCTTCAGCGATGAAGTTGCCCCCACTACCGGAACTCCTCACCTCCAAGGATACGTTGTTTTCAAGACCAACTTTCGATTCCGCGCCGCCAAGTCCAAACTCCCCGCCGGATCGCATGTCACGAAGGCCAACGGAACGTCTGAGGAGAACCGAGACTATTGCACCAAGGAGGGCTCGACCAACACTGTTGTCTACGGATCCATTCCGAACGTCGTCGGGCGTACCAATCGCTATGACGAGTTCTACTCTTGGGTCCTCGAACAACCACTCAAGCCATCACCGGAACAAGTCGCCAGGCAATTCCCGTCCATCTTCCTTACGAACAGCCGAACGCAAACGTTCATCGATCTGGTGTACCCCACCGCCTCTTCCGACACAGGTACATTGCGAGACTATCAGTCCGAGCTCCTCCTCCTCCTCGCTGGAGAGCCTGATCCTCGAACCGTCATCTTTGTTGTGGACCCCGTTGGAAACTCAGGAAAATCTTATTTCGCTCGCAAACTCTTCCGTTCCAGACCCGACGATGTTCAGATCTTATCCTCAGGCCGCAGGGAGGACATCGCCTATGCCATCGATGAGCGAAAGTCAGTCTTCTTGTTTGACTTACCCCGATCTACTTCTGAATTTCTCCAGTACGCAATCCTTGAACAGCTTAAAGACGGATTGATCTTTTCTAACAAGTACATGTCACAGATGAAAGTACTCTCTACAGAAACGTCACACGTTGTTGTTTTCATGAACGAATACCCTGACATGACTAAGTTGTCTTCCGACCGCTACAAAATCATTGTTTGGAACTACGAATAAACTAAAACCAATTAACCAAACAGTATGAAACCACCACTTTGGGGCGGCAGCTCCCCCAGGGAGCTGAGGAGCCGCAGGCGGGTGCTCCCTGGGAGAACCGGGGCCCCCAAATTGGTGTACCCACCGCCGGGGCCACCACAACAGGAGTTTGATATAAATGTCGCCATAGGCGGACGGCCGGCACGGCCCTTACCCCTCAGGGGTGACTAGTCCCGATCGTCTCTGAAGTATGTCACAACGCGCATCTCGCTTTCGCACATAGGCGACGAAACGTCCGCACTCTTCTGATTCATCTTCGTAACGAAGGATATATAGAAAACCGGAGCTTGCTCTGTACGTGACGTATCACCTTCCGCCTGCTCATAGGTATACTTCCTATTCAAGGGAATCCAGAAGCTCTCCTCTCTATAAGAAGGCTTACTGCTCTTTTGAATGACACTTGCTTCCGAAGCCGGTGCCAACATAAACGTCTTCTTTTTCAAAACAGTAAATTTTTCGCTGTTAACTGCCATCCTGTAATACATAGCCCCTTGGTTGCCCACCCAATCAACGTCGCCGTCCGTGACTTGTCCGGGGTTCGTATAGAACTCCTCCTGCAATTTAGTATCTGTCATAACAGGGAGCGACGTATACTGCTTCGGCACAATCCAATACTGGTGAATACGTATATGGACATTCGTCGTATTATTCCATAACGCCCAATGCTTAAATCCTGAGATCGTTGCACATTTGCTTATACGAGCATTGTTAATGTTGTTAGAGCCCGTTGGTGTAATCGCACACAAGTCAACGGCCGACCATACTCTGTCATTGACTACTTGGTTAACACGATTGAGTTGAACGATCTGCCTGCACGGCGAAGGGAAGAAGCTTATACCCGTTGATCTTTTCGCACGACTCCTGGCACGTGCTCTTTTGATCCTACGAATTCCTCGGTATGCTCCGTAAGCGCCTAATGCGCCAAGTCCAATCGCTCCACCTGCCAATCCACGTGCCACCAATGCCCGTCTGCTACCTACGGCCGCAAGGGCACGTGCACTCGGTCCCGCGCGCCGGAATGCCATGATGCCCGCGCGCGTTCTACGACGCGTCCGCGGAGGACTAATTAACGCATAAGCTGCCCTGCGCTTCATATTCAAATTCAAATAATGAGCTCCCAGCTCCCAGCTCCCACCTCCCATCAAGGTCGAGTATAGTATTACCTCGACCTCATAATCCCATCCCACTCTCATAAAACTGATAACGCAGTATCATGAACTCCTCTCATCAATCCCGCCGCTGGTTGTTTACAACCAACAATCCCGACACCGCCGCCTACGCGAAGCTCCACGCTCTTGGCCCCGAAGCCACCTACCTCATCTTCAGCGATGAAGTTGCCCCCACTACCGGAACTCCTCACCTCCAAGGATACGTTGTTTTCAAGACCAACTTTCGATTCCGCGCCGCCAAGTCCAAAC